AGCGTCACTCAAAGGCTATGCTGACACTGACGCAATTCTGAATGCAGACGCCAAGCGTGCCGAAGCTGTACGTCTGCAACAACTGCAACAGCAGAGGCAACAGCAACTGGCCCAGGAGCAGTCAAAATTCTTCACGAATCCCAACCCTACGATGCGGGACGCTGCACGCTACGCATCGTTGCTTTCTCCTGAGCAGTCAAAAGCATTCCTCCCTTTCATGGAAGGCATCAGCAAAGAGCAGCAACAAAACACATTGAAGACCACTGGTCAGCTTCTTTCTGCTTTGCAAACAAACCCTCAGACCGGCATCACGTTGCTGCAAGAACGGGCCGTGGCCGCACGCAACAGCGGTGATCAAGAAGACGCCACATTGTTTGAGCAAATGGCCGAAGCAGCCGCAGACCCACAGCGCGGCCCAGGTGTTGTCTTCAAGTCTTTGGCAGCTCGGACAGCAGGCATTCCAGGCGCAAAAGAGTTCTTTGAAAACATCGACAAGGCATCAAGCACAGCACGCGCAGAAGCAAAAGCGCCAGCAGAATTGACCCAAGCCATGGCTGCCGCAGACAAAGCCGTGGCCGATGCAACTACAGCGCAAGCCACAGCCACCAACGCACCAGAACGAGCAGCCGCAGATGCGGCCAAGGCAGTGGCGGATGCTCAAAAAGCAAAAGTGCAGGCCCAATATGCTGAGAAAGTTGAAATCGCAGGCCTGAACAAGACCAACTGGGATATCAGCAACTTGCGCAGCCAGATCAGTGATCGCTCTGCTCGTTTGAATCTGGACACTCAAAAGACAGCTGCCGAAGTTGCCGACAAGATGTCCAGCATTCAGAAAAATCTGAACGATATCCCATCAGATACCCGCAAGCTGATCAATGAGTCTGCGACTCTGGCGGCGACATCCAAGCAATCAGCCGACCAGTTCAACGACCTGGCCAAACGGATCGAGTCCGAAGGCGGCAATTATGGTGTTGCATCCAGCGCGTCCGACTTCATGAAGAAGATCGGCGGTTTCCAAGGCGGGATGACACAGCTCAAACAGGAATACACCCGCCTTCGCAACACGGCAGCCATCAAGTCTTTACCCCCAGGCCCGGCCACAGACAAAGACATTCAAATGGCCTTGAGTGGGTTCCCGTCTGACACTGCAAATGCTCGCGATCTTGCAGTATTCTTACGCGGTATGGCCAAGCTGCAAGACGTTGACGCATCCATCAATAACGCCAAAACCGACTGGCTTGCCAGCAACAACGGCACGCTCACACGCGCCAAAAACACATTCGTTGCTGGCGACTACGCCACCAAGCCTGGCGAGACCTTCAATGACTTTTCGCAGCGCATCATTGGAGATGTGTCGAAAAAGTATCAATCACCAAAACAGACCGCAGAAGAAAAACGACAGCAACTTATTTCTCAAATTCCAACCAACCAAGCACAAGTTCCAGCGACAGCAGCTGCGGCAGCCCAGAACAACATCCGATCGCAAGCTGACGCAATCCTGCGCGGGGGTAAATAAATGGCAACAGCTGACGAATACGCAGCTTGGATCGTTAAGAATTCCGCCAAGCGCGGGACTCCTGAGTTCGACACCGTGGCCAAAGCCTACGAGATGGCCAAGGGCGAGGAAACAACCGCTACTTTCCAGCAGCAGAATGCACCCGCGCCACAGCAGCCAGGTGTGATGGATCAGATCGTTGGCGCTGGCGAAACATCCCTGACCCTTGGCACTGGTGCGGTCGGTGGAACTCTGGGCACACTGGCCGGCACTCTCCAGGGCTTGTCCCAGCAGATCCTGTCCGGTCAGTACGGCACACCAGAAGCCATGCGTGCGGTCGAGAGGGCGGCAGCCGCAGGCGCTCAGGCGCTCACCTACCAGCCACGCACCCAAGCTGGCCAAGAGCAAGTGCAAGCAGTAGGAGAAGCCCTCGCCAACGTGCTACCGCCAGTCCTGCCCATGATTGCAGCGCCGGGCATGGCATTGCAAGCCGCACGCAGCGCAGCCCCAATCACGCAGGCCACAGCCCAGCGAGGTGCAGCCGCAGTGCAGCAGGCGGCCAGGACAACAGGCCAGGCCATCGCCAGGCCAGTGCAAGCGGCCACCACAGCCGTGCGCGAGACATTGGGCATGGAGACCCCAGCCGTGGCTCCAGTAGCAGTTCGGCCAACTGCTCCGCCAGCGCCAACAACTGTAGAGATTCCTGTTGGAACGAGCAAAACAGCAACCATTTTTGATGATTGGGTTCAAAAAAGCCGGACCCAAGACCCGGCGACAAAGGATGTATTCAGCGCCATCAATCGTCGCGCACAAGCTGCCCCTGATGTTGATTTTGAGCTGCGCATGGTCAAAACATCTGATGTTTTCCCTACTCAGGTTGGCGACGACTATCTGAATTCATCTTCGATGTATACGGCCAAGAAAATTGCAGGCGCAAAGTCAATTCAAGATATTGATCGAGTCGAGGATGTTCTTCCAATTCGCCTTGATGAAAATATGCGCATCATTGATGGAAACCATCGCCATGCGGCTGCTGTCTTAAACAAAGACCAGTTTATTCAGGCTTTGGTCCCAATTGGAAAAGGAACCGGAAAGGTTGTAAACATTGACGCCATCAAGCAAGGTGCCCCGGTTGGGATACCTGCTCCAGCAGCCCCAGCAGCAGGCGCACGGGTCTCAGGTGGTGCAGCAGCCACACCAGAGGCTTTGCGTCGCATCACGACGGCCGAAGCGCTGCCTGTGAAGGTAACTCTCACCAAAGGCGCGGCCACCAGGGACGCCCAGCAGTTGGCATTCGAGAAGGAACAGATCAAGAGCGATCTTGGCGGCCCCTTACGCCAGCGTGCAGAGGAAAACAACCTGCAAGCATTGCAGAACTTTGACGCACTGGCAGAGATGACCGACGCCCAGCTTATGGACTTGTCGTCCACAGGCGGCGCGGTCGTAAAGTCCCTGACCGATGGCCTCACAGCCGCCAAGAACAAAACTCGCGCAGCCTACAAAGCAGCCGAGAACGCTGGCGAGCTGGAGAACAACGTCACCCTCAACTCGGTGGTGGACTACATCAACGAAAACATTCCAGAAGGTGACCTGGCTCCCATCCTCAAGGCAGCACAGCAGAAGGCCATCGCCATCGGTGCAGCCGCGCCAGATGCAGACGGCAGGCTCGTGGCCCAGCCCATCACCTTGCGTCAAGCTGAAAGCCTGCGCCAGACTTTCCAGCGTGCAGGCTTTGAAGGCGCGGATCAGTTCCACGGTGGCAGCCTCAAGCGTGCATTTGACGTTGAGACAGAAGGCATGGGCGGCGACCTCTACAAAAAGGCCCGTCAAATCCGTCTGGACCAGGCTCGCAAGTTCGAAAACCGCGCCATCGTCGCCCGCCTCATCAAGAACCGCAAAGGCATGGAAGATCCCCAGGTCGCAGCTGATCAGGTTTTCCGCAAGTCCATCCTGAACTCGTCCCCCGAGGAAATCACGTTCCTGAAGCGCGTCCTCCTGACCAGCGGCAAAGATGGCCAGCAGGCTTTCAAAGAGTTGCAAGGTGCAACTGTGCGCCACCTCAGAGACGAGGCCACCAAGGGTATGGGCATGGACTCGCAAGACCGCCCCTTGATCTCCCCAGCCAAGCTCCACCAGTCCGTGCAAGCCCTCGACGCCAATGGCCGACTCAATGTCATCCTTGGCAAGAAAAACGCACAGACAGTCAGAGATCTTGATGACGTTGTGCGCTACGTCACCACAGTGCCACCAGGCACATTAGTGAACAGCTCAGGCACAGCAGGCACGCTCATGGCAGCCATCGCAGAAGCCGGGGCCACAGGCGCCCTCACAGGCCTGCCACTGCCCGTGGCCTCTGGCCTGCGCCAGATCATCAAGATGCGCCAGGAAGGGCGCACCAAGGCCAAGATCAATGACGCCCTCAACGCATTGCCACCCGTGCAGCCTTGAGCGACAATCCACCACCTAGGAGAACCAGTAAATGTCCGCATTCTCGATTCAAGTTCCATTTCCGGTCTTTCAAGACCGCGATGGCCAGCCGCTTGACAATGGTTACGTCTGGCTTGGCACTGCCAATCTGAACCCACAGACAAACCCTGTCGTGGCCTACTACGACGCTGCTCTGACACTCGTTGCAGCACAGCCACTGCGCACGCTCAATGGCTACATCTCACGCGCAGGCTCACCGGCTCAGGTCTATGTTGATGGAAACAACTTTTCTATTTTGGTTCAAGATAGTAAAGGAACGATGGTTTACAACTTTCCACAAGGAACAGGAATTGAGCCAGTTCCAAATAACGCATCTGGCATTGTTTACGACCCAGCAGGCACAGGAGCCGTAGCCACCACAGTGCAGACTAAGCTGCGTGAGAGTGTGAGTGTTAAAGACTTTGGTGCTGTTGGTGATGGGGTTACTGATGATACTGCAGCTATTCAGGCTGCTATTAATTATTGCAAAACTAAAAACACAGGTGTTCAAGATACCAATAATGGTGGGCAAGCAACTTTGTTTTTTCCACAGGGAATGTACAAAGTTACATCGACTTTAAACTGTAATGTAGCCAATGGCCTTTGGTTGCAAGGTGATGGGATCAGAACAACAACTATCGTATTCGTAGCAAGCGCAGATGATTTGTTCAGTTACTCTCAATACATTGATTGTAAAATATCTGATATGACATTAACGACAGGAACTGTGTCTGTTGTTGGTGGATTACCAACTGTAGCCATTCCAGTCACACGAGACAATATTGCCTTTCGGTTTAACGGAAACGGTGGCGGTACAAATTTTGAGTTTAACAACGTAGCATTTTGGTCTTTTGATAAAGCACTTAATTCAACTGACAATATAGTAAACGTGGATAATCACGTTTATAACCATTGTAGATTCTATAACAACAATATTGTTTGGAATAACACAAACCCTCAAGCTGTGGTTTGGGCGTTTAATGAGTGTAAGATATTTTCTACGCAACAATATGTGTTTAAAAACGCTGGTGGTGATTTAAGAGTTTACGGCGGTGACTTCATCAATAAGGGAACATTTTATTACGCAGAACTCTTAAACATGGGATTAGATGCTCATTTTCAAGATGTTCGTTTTGAAAATTACCAAAATATTGATCCAACATCAACACCAAAATATATTGAGATTGTTTCCGGCACTCACTACAATATTGTATTTGACCACTGTACTGCGCGTGGTGGCGGTACACTAACTGGTAAAACATCTGGTTATCTTTCAGGATTATTTAACGTTTTGGTAAGAGACTGTGCAGGGTTTAGTGGTAATTGGGAAATTCAGGCGTCTTCTTCACTTAGTGGGATTATGTCTACTTTGATATTTAATGGATGTGATGATTCCATTGTAATTAACCAAACACTATATCCAGCGCAGGGAAACAAACCAATTAATCTTGTGTTTGAAAACAAGAAGGTAATTACGGCATTTATAAATAGACGTTTTTCTGGTGTTGTGGGTTCGCTACAAACAGCAGCTTTGGCAGGTGGTGTGCAGTCTGATTTTATGCGGTTTGAAGGTGCAATAAACGCATCGACAGGCACAAAATCATTTCCAGTTTTTTGTTTAAGCCCTTACCAGTTGGCTTTTGCAGGTGCAGATATAGTCTGGACAAATAACACTACCAACACGGTTGTTATTGATATTTACGCTGACAGCACAAAAGTCGTAAAGTTAGCAACTGTTACTACAGCAGCAGCCTCTGGAGCAAGGCAAGTAATTAGTATTGCCGCTTCTTCACTCTTGGCGCGACACACCATTACAAGTGTTAGTGATCCAATGTATCTTGAATTTGTTGCTGCTGGTAATGCTGGGACTTGTGCAGCCAATATCAATCTTAATTTTGTACTAGCATAATTAGCATGGCAAACAATAAAATCTCAGCATTGACCTCTGCAAGTACACCCCTTGTAGGGACTGAGACGTTGCCTATTGTTCAATCTGGTGCAACTGTCAAGGTTGCGGTTTCAAATTTAACTTTAGGCCGTGCAGTTAATACGGCTGGTGGAACTTTTACCGATAATCAGATTCAAGGCACAGTATCCAAAGCCATGATCGACCTGCTGATCCTCCTTTTAATCCCCGCACTCAAAGCGGTGGAGGGCGGCTCACGCAACCCTGCGCATTGGCTCTGCGCATTGGTGGCGGGCATTGTGGATGTTGTCATTGCGCACACAACATGGGCGTTTGTTGCGGGCTGGCCCAAACGGGGTGAGTGGACAGTAAGCCACACGCTTGAGCGCCTTTGCCACTATTCCAACTCGGCCCACCCTGATTACTTTCTGTGGTGCGAGATTGGCTACAAGATCAACCGGGCCACGAGCTCACATCACATCAAGGTTTTAGCAGCATGACCCCCCAAGAACGCACCGAATAACATGAGCAATCCAGCACAAAATTTCAATTTCATTTCTGGTGTTTTAGACCCCAGGATTACTTTTGTCAGATCAGGCGCAACGGCAACGCGAGTAAATGCCAGCGGTCTAATTGAAAATGTCCCCGCTAATACAGCACGGTTTGACTATGACCCTGTGACGCTTGCACCGAAAGGGCTGTTGGTGGAAGAGTCGAGAACTAATCTGGCACTTAATAGCGCGGTTATAACGGCGGGTGCAGGAACCACAGTATCGCCAGACGCAGCAGTATGTCCAGACGGGACGCTTTCCGCAGACTTAATAATAGAGACTGTAATAACAGGTGAGCATTATGCTGGTGATAGGGCTATATCAGTCACAGCAGGGTCCACGTACACATGGTCAGTTTTTGTTAAAGACGCCCCTAGTGCTAATCGGTCGCTGTACCTACGCGTGGCTGGGGCGGCAAATATCACTTTAGTATTTGATCCCAGGACAAAGACTATCAGTAGTCCGGGTGGACCTGGGTATTTATCTAGCGAACCCCAAGAACTGCCAAACGGATGGTTCCGAGTCGCTATGGCTTTTACAGCACAAACTACTGCAACTTTGGTATGCAGACTTCAGTTTTTTACAACCACTAGCGTTTACACGGGCGATGGCACCTCCGGCCTCTACTTATGGGGCGCCCAACTCGAACCAGGCAGCTTCGCCACAAGCTACATGCCCACAACCGCGACAGCCATGACTCGCAACGCTGACGTAGCCACCATTACTGGCACCAACTTTAGCAACTTTTGGAACGCCAGCAAAGGCGGCGCACAGGTGCAGGCTATCGCGTCCACCGTGTCCGGCATCCGACCATTGGTGCAGTACGACGATGGCACCGCAAACGAGATCATTGCGCTTCGTGGCAACACCACCAACCCAGAGCTGTACATCGTTGACGGAGGAACACCACAGGCCCAGCTTGACGCTGGCACAATCGTTGCCAATACAGCCTACAGCCTTACCGGGTGGTGGGCTGCCAACGACTGCAAAGCACGCAAGGACTTAGGCGCAGTGGTCACAGACACCGCGGCCACCATCCCCACGGTCACGCAAGCACGGATCGGTTCAGATGGCACAAATTACCTAAACGGCACCATTGCCACCATCGAATATTACGCGGCGTTCTCCAGCCAGATTTACACTCGGCGCAAGAACAAAGTCATTTTTAATCTCATGTAAGGAGCAACCATGTCCACCAACTCACAAATCGCCTTCTCGCCTCTTGGCAAAACCATCGTTGTGGCCGCCGCAGGAACGGCCCCAGCTGGCATTCAAGCGCCAGTCCTCACCAAGTTTGAACCGCAAAACGAAGGCCAGTACCGCTTCGTTAATGCAGGAACGAATACCGTGTTTATCGGCACAGGCCCTACAGCTGCACTGGCCCAGGCCGCTGCCGTCGCTCCAGTGGCAGGAACACCATCAGGCGCCATCGTCCTCGTGCCTGGCGCTGTTGAGATTTTGCGCGTCAACAAAGACACCTATTTCAGTGGTCTGGCCGCAGCCGCCAACACCGTCTATATCACCCCTGGCGAAGGCATCTAAGTGTTGGAGGATGACGTCATGGCGGATGGGAAGGAAATCGACTTGGTGAAGTACGGCGTGCTCTGGCAAAAAGTCCAAGACATGGATCGCAAGGTTGACAAAATGGAGCGCCAACTTGAAGAGCTGCTGGCCCTGGCCAATCGCTCCAAGGGTGGCCTTTGGATTGGCATGAGTATCGTCTCGGCGTTTTCGGCCTTTGTTGGCTTTGTGGCCAGCCATTGGAAAAACTGATGTACAAGCTCGGACCCAGGTCAAAGCAGCGGCTCAAAGGCGTGCATCCAGATATGGTGCGGGTCGTGGAGCGTGCCATCGAAATCACGACAGTGGACTTCACCGTCCTGGAAGGCTTGCGCGATCCTGAGCGCCAGAAGGCACTTGTTGATGCTGGCGCAAGCCAAACCCTCAACAGCAGGCACATCACAGGCCATGCGGTCGATCTCGGGGCTTGGGTCGGTGATGAGGTGCGCTGGGACTGGCCGCTTTATCACAAGATCGCAGCGGCCATGAAAGACGCAGCCAAGCGAGAGGGCGTGCAAATTGTCTGGGGCGGCGACTGGCGCAGCTTCAAAGATGGCCCCCATTTTGAGCTTAATCGAAAGGCATACCCATGATCTGGCAAGCACTCATTCCAGTGGTCAGCAGCATCTTGGAAAAAGTCATCCCAGATCCGCAGACAGCGGCAGACGCAAAAATCAAGATGCTGGAACTGGCCCAAAAAGGCGAGCTGGCCGTGCTGGATGCAGAGACCAAACTGGCACTCGGTCAGCTTGAGGTCAACAAGGTCGAGGCAGGCACAGACATGTTCCGTGGTGGCTGGCGTCCAGCGACCGGATGGGCCTGCGTTTTTGGTCTGGTGTATCAGTTCCTGCTCCAGCCGCTTTTACCGTGGCTGGTGGCCGTTTGCGGCGGCTCTGTGCCACCTTTGCCACCAATCGACAACGAAACCCTGATGGTCTTGCTCACCGGCATGTTGGGTCTTGGTGGCTTGCGCACCTTTGAGCGCATCAAAGGCAAGGCCTAAGACGAGTAAGCAGCACAGGCCGCCAGGAAAATGGTCGTGTGCGGCGTTGGCGGCGGGACTGGAGCCAACCTAGATTTTGACGATTTCCACATCGTGCGCCTTGCGACGGCCCGCATGGATTTCGTGGATGCGCCTCTCGGTTGCCCGGTGGCAGCGCACCATGGTTCGGTGTGACAGCATGTCCAGGCAGTAGGCGTAATCCTCAAGCGTTGCCCGCACAGCCTGGATGCCCACCGCGTCGAGCCTGATGTGACCTCCTGCCGTGTGGCGTTTGCCTGCCATGGCCAGTGCCGTCACAGCGTCCACGAGAAGGCCTTTGTCGTCCGTCACTACGCCCTGGGCGACCAGTGTCTCCATGAGGTTCACGGCGTCGCTGCATACGCGCCAGTCGTCGGTGCTGGGCTCGGGCGCTTTCTCAATAGCGGCAAGGCCGGACCACATGCGGGTGAGTTGGTGGCGCCTGGAGTTCTCTGGCGTCGGGTTGGTTGGGCTGGCGAGCATCTCGTCCAGTACCGAGTAGGTATAGACCGTGATGGGCTTTTGTTTTTTTCGCATCACGCACCTCCTTTGCTATTGGCATCTTCTTTGTCCTTGTTGCGTTTCGGTAGTGGCAGCCAGGCGACGCAGAACGATGCGTCCCACGGGCCGGTGGTATGGATGCCGCCCTTGGTGAGCAGGGACACCTTGGCCCCCGGCTCGGGCCAGCGCTTGTCGATGTGCGGGTAGATGAACTCGCCACCCTCGGCTCCGGCTTGATAGGATGTCATTCTTTCTTCTCCTTCAGTGCTGCGATAATCACGGCGATCACTTCCGTTTCAAGCATTTATCAATCAGCACCTTCACCACCTTGGGCGCTTCGTCCCCGCCTTTGGCCTCCAGTGCGTCATATTTCGGCACTGGCAGACGTATGCGTATCACCTTAGTCGGCTCCGCTTTGGGACGGCCTACGGGACGTTTAACCGTCATGGCATTGCCCTCCCAATCTCAGCGGCTACGCGCGTGATGGCGCGGCGGGTGGCTGCGCATGGGTCAAGGTCTAGCGGAACTAATGCTTGCTCCGCCCCTATCCATTGCTCAACTATAACGACTTTTTCGCAAATACAAATTGACAGCTTTAGCATAGTAGCCAGCCGCAGCGCATCGCCATCGTCTGTGATTGGATTCCATATATCACCGCCATTTAGTCTGCACTCTGTTTTTTCGCCGAACGTCCACGCTCCAGAGGTGAACTCAACATCAGCATCTATAGCCTTAGCCGCAAGCTCTAGCAGTTCTCTGTCTGTCATGCTGCCCCCGTAGCTTTGGCAATGGCTGCGCGGGCCGCTTTATGCTGTTCCGACAAGTAATCAGCGGGGACATTCGCGTCCCAAAATTCAACGATTGATGTCAAAGCCTCCAGCAACTCAGGCGCTGCGGCTATCAGGCGGGCGTTGGCTTCGCTTGTGACGCTGGCAATCTTGTTGCGGTTATCCAGAGGATGCTGAAACAGCAGGTGATGCACTGTGCATAGGCTGGCATCTACTGCCCACGGCCCTGGCGTGTGTTGTGTAGTCATGTTCTTTCCCTTGTTGATTAAATAGAAGGCTCTGCTATCTCAACAGCAGCCGACATGATGAATATGGTTTCCATAGCTGTGATGCCGGGTTTCTTGCAAACAGCAATAGCGATTTCAAGAGGTGTTTTCTTGTCTCTTGTGGCGGTGTCCTGCAAAATCCTCCCATTCATCGCCATGTGAGAAGCGTACTTTTCTCCAAGTAACCGCTTCGCCGTATCACGCATTTCGTACAGCTTCGCGGCCATCTTCACTTCTTTTTCCATTTCGCTTCCCCCTTGTGTTGATGCCTCAATTATCGCGCACAACAATACACAATGCAAGCGTTATTTCCGTGCGCGTAAATTATTTACAATCTCGCGCTAATTTGCTCGGGTGATTCTCTTCGCCTGTCTTGCCAAAGGCGCGGGTGGCATTCATAGCGTCGAGCAGGCCGCGCTCGTACTCAGCCTTGCCGTAGGCAAGTAGCTGGGCTTCGGCGTATAGCGGCATCTTCGGAATAACCACCGTCATCGACACATCGATCTTGGTCGGTATGGGCCAGTGGATTGTTTGTGCTTGCAAGTCGAGCAGGAGGAAGGGGTTTGGTAGTGGTTGGTTCATTTCACACTCCCGATCACCGCCAGTGCAATGGCGCGTTGTGGGCTTGCAGCCATGATGTCGTTCTCTCCGCTAATTACGTTCCACTTTCCGAAGTCCGCTTTGCTGCGAATCTGAAATGGAAAGCAGTCATACCGCTCCGCTATCGGGCCGATGACGTTCCAGTCAAGGTGGGAGAAAACGCGCCAGTTGCCATCAGTCCAGACCCAGCAGCCAGTAGTATCTGGATAGGCAAGTACAGTCCGTATAGGCCACCCAATCGCCACATCGGGGCCAATGCAACCGTTTTCGTCAATGCGGGTTACCGTCCACCCAATCGCCAGAGCGAGGGCTTTGTCAATTTCAAGGTCGGTCATTTAGAGTCCTTCATCGGCCAGTGCTTCGGCCAGAATTAAAAGAAACAGGGAGCGGTGAAGATCACTGCCGTGCCAATACTCTTGGTTTACTTCTAGGTACTCAGCAAAGTAATACTGAATTCGCCAGTCAAAGTCGTACACGCAGTTTCTTGGGTTGTCGATCTCACGCAACGCAGTGCTGATCGGCCCGTAAGCCAAGTGGGCATCATCGGGGTGGATACGGATGGCTCTCGCATCTCTTCGAAACGGCATGTAAATCTGAGTGATTCCGTACCAGTTGTTGTCGGACATAACCTGCACCCGCGCACCACGCGCTGCGGCAAAAAGTAGTCGGGACATCACTCGCCTCCTTTTATCTTGGCTTCGGCGGCTCTGATCCACACCCTGCGCTGTCGAGCAATCCACCCTTCCTTTTCGCAATCTTCGCGCGGCGCGGCTGCTATTAGGCTATCAATCTGCTCGTCTGTCAGCGGCAGGCTGGGGCTTGGTGCGGGGTGGTCGAACAACTCGTGCAATGTGTAAAGGCCCCCAAAGCCTCCGCGAGAAATTCGCTCATAGCGACCGCGTGCGTCTGCCTCGATGTGTGTGATTTCCACGCAGTTTTTAAACTCGCCGCCCACGGTTAAAGACCAAGCCACCGCCTCCCCGCTGCTTGGCTGGCTGGTGCTTGGTGCGGCCAGCATGTTGGCAGCGCATGCGAGTGTTTCTGAAAGGTCATCAAAATCGTGTACTTGTCCAACACTGAGCAGTCCAGCCGCAACGGTTAATTCTGTGATCATTTTTTCGCGCTCTGCTTGTGTGTATGTAGTCATCACCTATCCTCTTTGATGCCGTGGGCTGCTTCGATTGCTCGGGCAAATGCCATTGCCTCACGCTGATTCATTTCATCGCTGCCATTCGAGTTCCATATCGCCCACATTTGATCATCAGTCAAAGGGTTGGTGCTTGGTGCAGCCCTCTGTCCTTCCTCGAAGCATTCTTGGCAACGGGTATTGACCCGTGCTGCTGTCCACATCAGCGGGCTGGTGCTTGGTGCGGCAAGTTGGGTGTGGTCAAGCACGCTGTCAACGCCTCTGCACAGGTTGTAAAGCTGAGTTTCAAGGCGTGCGTTAAATGCTTCAATGCCGCCCTCTGGTGTTGCGTACCCAAGCCGCGTTAGGGTTTTCATGATTCGTTCAAGCAGTCCTACTGGAATGTCAGCGTGGCTGGTGCTTGGTGCGGCAAGTTGGGTAAGCGATTGCAGCAGCTGGGTGGCAAGCGTGTTGGCTGTTGATACGCCAGATAAAGACACGTCTAGCAGTTGCTGGCGCTGTGCCTCGGTGAGTGTGTAGGTGGTCATTGGTGATCCTTGTTGCTTGATAAATATTTCTCGCACCAGGCTTGCAGGCGCTGCCATAGTGACTTCACTTGATAACGATCTTCTTGTTTGCCCCAAGCGTGCAGCCGTCCACAATCTCACCATTCGCTATTGCTTGCCCAATCGCTTTTTTATCGGGTGCTGCCTTGGGGATAGTCGGCTCAGGTGTCCGCATGTATTGCGCGGGGACTTTGCTCAGATCATTGATAAGCACTGGCGCTACCTTGCCTTGGATATGCGCTTCAAATTCCAAACCAATCAAATCCATATCATTAGTCTGAATCATGCTTTTCATCAGTGTTGACTCCAGGCGATCAGCGGCCTCTGTTTCGCGCTCGGCAAGCTCGGCAATAGCAGCGGCTGCACTGGTGCGTGCAACGGCCATAGCGCGTTTCATTTTGATGATTGCGATATAGCCCAAGCGCTTTTCTTTCAGCGCCTCGGTGTTTTCCTCGCCTTCCAGCGTGTCGGCAATCGTCTGTTCGTCAAAGCCTGCAAACTCCAGCTTTTTGCTCATGGCCTGCTGCTCGGCTGTCAATTGGTAGAGGTTCATTTTCTTTACTCCTTAAAACGGGATGTCATCGTCCATATCATCAAACCCGCTTGCAGGGCGGGGTGCTGCGCGTTTCGGCTCTGGTGCTGCTTGGTAGCGTGGTTCCTCCTGCTCACGCTTGCCACCTTGCAGCGCAATGTTGTTCACCCGAACGTCCATGCTGGTGCGCTTGTTGCCGTCTTTGTCGGTGTACTCACGCTGTGCAACAGTTCCCGATACGGTTACTGCCTGGCCCTTGGTGAGGTACTGCCCCAAGGCTTCCGCACGCTTGCCAAACATGGAGCAATTCCACCAGATCGTGGGCTTGTCACGGCCCATGCTGTCAGCCACGGAAAAGGAGCAAACCGCGTCCCCATTGGGCAGGAATCGTTGCTCTGCGTCTTTGCCGAGTTGCCCGGCTACTGTGATGTTGTTCATGCTGTTTCTTTCTGAGTTAATTCGGCTTTGCGCTTGTCTTTGGCGCTGATTAGTGATTCGTGGTGTACGGTGTCCAGCATGTTCATTGCGTGGGTGAAATTGGTTTTCAGCAGTGCCAGGCTTGCGCTGTTGCTGATTCCCTTGAGGATCGCGGCAACATCAGAAACGGGCCTTGCCTGTGGCTTGCTTGCTGCATTTCCATCGTCGTCCTCGGGAGCGATTCCGCACGCTGTAATCAGGCTGTAGCGGCGGGCGTATGTCAATGCGCTTCCGTAGCCTTGCGGGTCTTGTTTGGCCGCTGGAACGTGCAACTTTCCGCACCGCAGAGACTCGCCTGATTCGTGCAAGAAAACGGTTTCCACCGTCACGCCTGTTGAATCCTCAAATGTCTCTTGCAGCAAAGCAATGCCGTTTTCCAGCAATGCGCCTTCTACAGCTTCCAGACACGCGCCCAAGTCGGCGTACTTGCTGCGAAATGCTGGATTCGTTTTGTCTTTCAAAGCAGGGCCAAATGCCCGTTTTGCCTTCACAAATGCGCCTGCAATTGTTTTCATGCTTTCTCTCCCTTGTTAACTGGTGGATAACTAACGCCTGCCTGCTTGCACAGCCAAGCGCCGTATTTGTATGCCGTGTCGCTTTCCATGCCCATCGCGAAAATGTCGGCCTCTGTCGGTGCGCCCGCGTTGTCGCGCATCTGGCGAAGGTGCTGGCCTGCGCTGCGGTTGATGCGCTCACTCACTACGCGGGTTGCCTCTGCGCACATGGTTTCGATGTTCATGATTGCTCCCTTGATAATTTCCATGCGTTTTTGAGTGCGTTGCGAATCGTCCAGCCGCAATTACGGCGCAGACGGTAAAGGCTGATAAAGGTTTTCATCGCGTTAGCCCCTCAATAATCCAGGCCAGCCAGATTGCCCCGGTAATCGCCGCACCCGTCATCACGATGCGATCAGCCCAATCCACCGGACGGGTGTTTAAGTCGGTGTAGTGCTGGCGGTTCATGATTCCCCCTTCAAGAATTTGAAAAGCGTTTCAGCATCGTCAAACACTGTTTGCGCATCGTCTTTGGTTGCACATTGAGAAAATTCTTCGTCATACAAATGGTTGTAATCCGCGCCAACTTGTATAGAGGAAACATCACCTTTTGCAATGTGTGACTGAAGAAATGAGCAGCCACAATGAAGCGGTAAATCATTGATTGCGGGCTGTGTAAATGACCCACCATTGAACATTGCAAAACGTGGATGCTTTGGGTAGATGTACGCATACACTGCCCACCGATGGCCCCCATCTATTGAGGTTGCAAACCCTTGGTGATGCCGTGATACTTTCACGAGGAAAGTGTTTCCGTGCATAGTCCATTCGTCTTTGTGGTTCCAGTTCATTGCTCATTCCCTCCCGTTGCTTCCTGGATTGCTTTTGATGCAATCTCCATATCGCGCCGCAAGGCAGAATAGGAGTCACCTGTGCCGGATATGACCGGTTCCAGTTTGAAAATGACCCAGCTTTGCATCATTTGCAGGGCGGCCAGCAATGCGGCCTCGCGGTTAGTTAGTGTTGGGCGGTTCATGATTCGTCCTGCTCAAGAAACGCCACTTCGATTTCTTCAATCTGATCTTCGGACAGGATCGACAAAATATCCTCGCCCTTATGGAAGGCTTCGCACAGGCTGGCAGTAGCAGGGCATCCGGGTTCGTCGTAAGTCTGGCGCTCGGCTTTTTCCCAATCGACTTCACAAACCAACTCCACATCGCCCAAGGTGTAGTTGAAGGTTTGTGTTGGTTTTGGACGGCGGGCAACCGTTGCTTTGAATGGCGGCTGCTCCAAGAGCTGCATGGAGGCCGTGAATGGCGCAAGGGCTGCGGCGATTGTTGGGTGAAGTGTGTTCATTGCTTTACTCCTGGTTGACCGCTTGTTTTGCGGCATGGATGCATCTTAGCACAATAAGATCAAAGAACAGTAGCGCACTAAGATTTATTTTCGAGTGTAGGGTAAACACCTATGACTATTTAATTGTTTTTAATTTGCCATGTTTACATCTTAGTGTAGTAAGATGTAGGCATGAAAACAGAAACAGCACTAAAACACTTCGGTGGCAACGTAGCGTTGACATCGATTCTTGGACTCTCAAATGGGGCCATTAGTCAGTGGGGTGAATTCCCTCCTGGATTTCGTCAACTCCAACTAGAAAAGCTCTCGAAAGGGAAGTTGAAGGCAGAAGCTAATTTGATGCCTAAGGCCTCAAAGGTGGCTGCGATTTGTCAAGCATCCAATTGATGGTTTGAACATACATGAAAACAGGTATGACCTCGAACCCCGCATGGGACTGCGGCACGCCCAAAAGCACCCACACCGCTTTCACCTGGCACGACCCTTTGCGGAACCCGCCAAAACCCAAGAACAAGACAGGCCCAAAGCGCACGAAGCAGGAACGTGCGGCCATGGCCTTTGAAACTGACGAAGAGCGCAGCGCCCGCGTGAAGGCCACGAACCTTGCCCGCAAAACGGAAATGCTGCGCTTCAAAGGCGACGCTCACAACTTTGGCGCGATCAAAACACCCGATAAACGTATTCGCCACGCCACTGGCGCAATGAGGACGATATGAAAAAGTTTGCAACTTCTGTGCAGTTTGAAAAGCTGCTGAACCGAATGACTCCTCATATCAGCCCCGAAAGTAGATTGATATGCGCTGTATTTGCGCAGGCTTGGGTTGACGCTGATAGCTCTAGCTCCAGGGATTTCTTTTTATCTCCAGAAAGCGCCATGCCCATGTATTGCGCTTTGGTGGGGTTTGATGCTTCACAGATACGGAGCATTTTCCAAAACCAGAATAAAAAGTACGCAGACCATTTGTTGTGCATGGAGGCTGTATGACCGCACTAGCCCGCAACACTGACCCTTCGACAAGCCACACGGCGGCAAGCATGGCTAAACGCCTGATTAAGCACCACCACGAATTAATTGTTGACGCACTAATGCACTACGGGCCACAGGGCTGCGACTCAATCGCAAACACCGAGGATTTTCTATCAGGCCACCAAGTCGGCAAGCGCATGAACGAACTTTTGAAAGCTGGCCGCGTCGAGTTGACGGGCCGCACTGTAACCAGTTTCAGCGGCAGGCCTCAGCGTGAATGGCGTGCCGTGAAAGCAAAAAACCCGGCCAGCGTGAACTGAACGGGTTTCTCTAACCACAACCAAGGACTATTTGATATGGCTAACCAAGATTCTACAGGATGCTGATGCACTACTACCAGCATCACATAGGCGACTACAAAGCGGCAACTTCCCATTTGACAAATGAGGAGGACATTGCTTATCGGCGTTTGCTTGAGATGTATTACGACACAGAGCAATCCATACCGGACAACACGCAACGACTTAGCAGGGTGCTGCGGGTTACTGCGCAAGCCGTTGAGGTTGTCTTAAACGACTTCTTTGTTCTGCTTGACGGCGCATGGGTGCAATCCCGTTGCCAGCTTGAAATTTCATCGTATCAATCGATGAAAAACAGCGGAAAAGATGGCGCAGATAAGAGATGGGGAAAGGGTAGGTATGCCCCCCCTATGCCCCCCCCATTGGCTACCCAATCGCCCCCCCAATCAGGGGGCAATGCTAACCATGAACCAATAACCACTAACCAAGAACCATTAGTAGTACCGACTTCGCCAAAGGCTCGTCGCAAGCATCAATTGCCGATTGATTTTTTCCCGAATGAAATTGGTCAATCAGCCGCCGTCTCCAAAGGCTTGAGCGTTGCCGGTGAGTTTATGAAGTTCAGCGACTACCACCAGTCCAAAGGAAACGCGATGGCTGATTGGCAAGCGGCTTGGCGTACATGGGTTGGAAATGCTCGCCCACCATCGGCAACAGCGCAGCCCGAAACATTCAAAGAACGTGACGCACGGCTAGGACGGGAAAAGTGGGAGCGCATGACTGGCGAACAACACCCCGACAACAACCCCACCGCACCAACCCGCAGCATTTTGGATGTTGTGGACGTTGAAATAAAAATCTTGGAGTTGCGCAAATGATTAAAGCTATAGACAGGCTATTCAAGCGACTTTCAGCCACCTACGGGGCCGAATGGGATCGATCCCTAGGGGCTACCCCCGAAATAGACGCAAAGAGCGTATGGGGCCATGAATTAGAGCAATTTAAGTCAAGCCTTCACCGGGTTGCATGGGCGTTGGAAAACTTGCCAGAGCGTTGCCCTAACGTGATTGCCTTCAAAAACCTTTGCCGTTCTGCGCCTGCACCGGACGAACTCGCATTGCCAGCGCCAAAGGCAGACCCCGCACGGGTGGCCGCAGAGCTTGTCAAGTTGGGAAGCATTCGGGCATCGGCATCAACACCGATTGCGGGGCGGCTTGATTGGGCGCACCGAATTATTGAACGCAAAGAGCAGGGCGCAAAGATTAGCCCAACGGTTCTGCGCATGGCTAAAGACGCATTGGGGGCCGCATGACCTTTGCCCAAGCCATCGAAATCCTGACGCTATGGAAAGCAGGCGCAAAGCACTACACCCAAGCAACGATTAACCAGGCTCTGTATGCAACCGGCGACCTTGATGCCTGACCTACGCACCCGATTAATAAACCACATTCTTCAAATGAAAACCAAACAACCAGATTACACCCGCGAAGCATTGAAAAGCTATGACGCGCTATTGCCTGAATTGAAATTAATGGACGGCGTGCGTGATGCGCTGAAACAAGCATGAGCGCAGTACTTGAACGCATTGAATCCGAACTGGTGGACGATAGCGTCCAGTTTTTTGCACCCGTGTCAAGCGACCTGCTGGATGGTTTGCTTGGGCAGTACCAAGCCACCCGCAAGCGCATCGAAGCCGTGGCCGAATTTGTGGCGGTAGAGCTTGCCAGCGGTGCGATCGATTACTTTCTGGAGGGCAACAGCAGCCCAGACCGTGGCCGTAGCAGCATGAGCGTATCGGCCAAGACGCTGTTTGATGCGGGTGGCGCTGTCAAGGCGTTGAACTCGGCTTATTGGAGCAAAGCCCTGGCGTTTACCGATGTGCTGGACACCATGCCCCAAAAGCGCCGCAACGAATGGCACGAATCCATCCGGGAGCTGAAAACACCCGACTTCACCGAGGAAACGGCGCGGTCGACGATAGGCGAGCTGCTGCGCATGCGCGGTCAGTTTTTTGGCGAGCGGGTGGATGGCATTTTTCGCGGCCTGAGTGGTGAACACGTCACCAACGCGCCCGAGGCGTTTGGCAAGCGCATGATTATTGCGCGGGTGCTGACCGCCTACGACACCAGCGACCACAGCACTTGCGGCCTGATTAACGACCTGCGCTGTGTGATTGCCAAGTTCATGGGCCGCGACGAACCCAAATACAACGCCAGCGACGCGCTGATTAAATCACTCAAGCGCAATTGGGGGCAGTGGGTCACTATTGACGGCGGTGCCTTGAAAATCAGGCTGTACAAAAAGGGCACGGCCCACATGGAGGTACACCCCGATTTGGCTTGGCGCTTAAATCTGGTGCTGTCCAGCCTGTACCCGCTGGCGATTCCCGCCGCGTTTCGCCAAAAACCCAAGCGCCTGGTGAAAGACCATGTTTTGATGGGCAGGCCGCTGCCGTTTGCCGTGCTGGAGGTGCTGTCGGCCATGGGCAAAGCATTTGAGTGGACGGAGCCAAAGTGGAGAGATCACCGTAGCTACCTGCCCAACACGCTGCAATTTGGGAGTGTGTTTGGCGGTTTCCAAGGGCCACAAAAAGAGGCTGAATCCATCATCCAAGCCCTTGGAGGTGCCAAGACTGAGCAGGGCTATTTCCAGTTTGACTACGACCCCACCGAGGTAGTCGCGCACATCGTAGTGAGCGGCTGCATACCGGATCAGGTTGCGCACCAGTTCTACCCCACGCCTGCGGGCTTGGCACAGCGCCTGGTGGATATGGCGGAAATTGGGCCAAAGCATACCGTTCTGGAACCAAGCGCAGGCCAAGGCGGGCTGGCTGATTTACTGCCCAAAGACCGCACCACATGCGTCGAAGTGGCGGAACTCAATGCCAAGGTGCTGGAAGCCAAGGGCCACACCGTGGAGCGTGCCGACTTTTTGAATTGGGCGACAAAGACCGGTCAACGCTTTGACCGCGTGGTGATGAACCCCCCGTTCAGCGACGGGCGGGCCACAGCGCACACGGAGGCGGCGGCTGCTTTGGTCAAACCTGGCGGCATTCTGGTCGCCATCCTGCCGTCGGGACACGCCACACGGTTGACGCTTGCGGGGTTTGACTGCGAGTACACCCAGCCTATTGACAACGCTTTTCCGGGTGTGAGCGTGTCGGTCGTTATCTTGAAGGCGGTGAAAGCATGAACGCTATCAATTCAGTAGCTGCTTGCGCAGTATCCACGGGGATTGCGGTGCATTTTGTCTATTTTGCGCTGGGTGTGTGTGCGGGAATGTTTGCTACGGGGTGGTTTGAATGACCCGCAAATGCAAAGTATGCCGGGAGGTGTTCACCCCGACAAAGCCGATGCAATCCGTCTGTTCCCCAGACTGCGCGTTAAGCCTTGCCACATCAAAGCGGGCCAAGGCTGTAAAGGTGGAGCAGGTGAAGGAGCGCCGCGCAGATAAAGTAAAGCGCGACAAGCTGAAAAGTAAATCCGATTGGGCCAAAGAAGCGCAGACGGCATTTAACCGATTTATTCGTTTGCGTGACCACGACCAACCATGTATTAGCTGCGGGCGGCATCACACCGGGCAATACCATGCCGGACATTATCTGAGCGTAGGTGCTAGGCCAGAACTGAGATTCTGCGAAACCAACGTCCACAAACAATGCTCAGTTTGCAATAACCACTTATCGGGGAATGTTGTGATGTACAGAATCGGGATATTCAAGAAACTCGGATTACAGGCCGTGGACTGGTTAGAAGGCCCGCACCCATTACGCCACGACACGATTGACGATTTGAAAACACTCGCCGCACGCTACAACATGATGGCGCGGGAATTAAAGGAGAAACAAGAATGAGCGCCATACCTTGCGCAAGCGTGAGCTTGAAAACAATGATGGATGGGACTTTGAGAATATCGTTTGATATTGAGCCAATGCACGCGCAGGACGCTTTTCGCTTGTTTGCAGCGCCTGGCACACCAGCGGCCATTGCTGCGCTACAGGTGGGCTATGCGGCAGCTACGAATATTGAGCCACCTCCGAACAATGCTCCGAACATTGAAAAGCCAAAGGGCGGACCACTGTCCAAACTTGCGGCCATGTGGTGCAACCAGCCCGAGTTCTGGACGTGGCTGGAAACCGATGATGAAAACGCCGCGCACAGCGAATTTGGCGCAACCATGTGCGTATATGCCCTGTGTGGCATTGACAGTCGCGCCGAACTGGATCACGACGAAATCGCCGCCGAAAAGTTCCACAGACTGATACGCGGGCCATATTCCAAATATTTGCAGGCTAGGGGGGCGATATGAGATTAATCGGCAACAAAATCCGCAGCGCTTGCGAAATGATGGAGCACATGAAGGACAATCAGGCATGACCACAAAAACACACAATCGCAAAGGGCTATTCATGAAAGCAACCATGATGGCTTTTCTTTTGGCAGCCAGCGCCAGCCAGGCCCAAACCTACACGACGCAATGCTTCAAGAAAATTGATGGCAGCGTCATCTGTACTATTCGCAGCGGAATGGGAAGTTTTTAAATGTCAATGATTCAACACAATCCCGCCGATAAGGTAGAACGCTGGGACATCACCAAACTGGTTCCCTACGCACGCAACAGCCGCACGCACTCCGACGAACAAATCAGCCAGCTCGCGGCCAGCATCAAAGAATGGGGCTGGACAACACCCGTCCTGGTGGATGAGGACGGCAGCATCATTGCAGGCCACGGGCGCACCCTCGCGGCCCAGCGTCTCAAGATGACCGAAGTCCCTGTCATGGTGGCCAAAGGCTGGAGCGACGCGAAAAAGCGGGCTTACATCATTGCGGACAACAAGTTGGCGCTCAATGCCGGGTGGGACAATGAAATGCTGGCGCTTGAGCTTGGCGAACTGACCGACATGGGGTTTGATCTTGACCTAACTGGCTTTACAGCCGATGAGATTGCGGCGCTAATGCCTGTTGAGTTGGAGCCGGGTCTAACCGATGAGGATGCAGTGCCAGAAGTGCCAGAACAGCCGGTCACTGTGCTTGGCGATGTTTGGGTGCTGGGAAAGCATCGGCTCATGTGCGGTGACTCGACCAGCATTGATGCGGTGGATGCGCTGATGGCTGGCCAGAAGGCTGACGTGCTGTTCACTGACCCGCCCTATGGCATCAACTTCAAGCCACAGCGTGGAACGCACGATATAATTCTGAACGACAACCTTGAAGGCGCAGAGTTTGATGATTTCTTAGATGGTGTTTTTGGCGCAGCTCTGGCGTCCATGAAGCCCGACACCTACGCATTTGTCTGGACGGGCTGGTCCAAGATTGGCGCTTTTGAGCGTTCACTGCAAAAGTTTTTCAAGATTCAAGCGATGCACATTTGGGTAAAAAACAACTTTGGCATTGGCTACTATTCGCGCCCAAAGCATGAGCCTTTTTATCTGTGCCTGAACGGTAAGCCGGTTTACCCAAGCACTGCACCAGCCGACGTCTGGGACGCGGCTCGCGTTCATAAGACGGTGCACAGTTGCGAAAAGCCCGTCTGCTTGATCGAAGACATTTTGAACACTTACCATAAGAATAGCGTGGTGCTTGACCTATTTGGCGGCAGTGGCAGCACGCTAATTGCATGCGAGAAAACTAACCGCAGCGCCAACCTGATGGAACTTGACCAAAAGTACTGCGACGTCATCGTCAAACGCTGGCAAGACTTCACAGGCAAGAAGGCCACCCATGCCGAAACCGGCAAGACTTTTGACGAGGTAAGCAATGCCAAAAACTGAAAAACCCCCGTTAAAAAAGCGCGGCCCCAACGGCGGCGCTCGCCCAGGCGCTGGCCGACCAGCCTTTGAACCCACCGATGCCGAGCGCAAACAGGTCGAGGCGTTGTCAGGCTACGGCCTGCCCATCGATCAGATTGGCGCGCTGGTGCGTGATGGCATTCACGTCGACACGCTACGCGCTCACTTTGCTACTGAATTGCTGTCAGGCAAAGCTAAAGCCAATGGCCAGGTAGGCAAGACGCTATTTCAAAAAGCAATGGGCGGCGACACCACGGCCATGATCTGGTGGAGCAAAACCCAGATGCGCTGGGCCGAGACTCAAAAGCATGAGCTGACCGGCGCTGACGGTGCGCCCCTGGAGTTCACCAAGATTCAGCGTGTGGTGGTGAAGGCGTGAGCGTCTATACTTTTGCGACCCCGCTATCTATAGCGGGCACTATGGCCGCGCCATTTCCATGGTTTGGCGGAAAGTCTGGCGCTTGCACTCAAGTGTGGGCAGCATTTGGCGATGTAGCCAACTACGTGGAGCCATTTGCGGGAAGCGCGGCTATGCTGTTAGGGGCGCCAAATGCAAAACGCATTGAGACAATCAATGATGCAGATGGCTTTATTTCCAACTTTTGGCGATCTATTTCGAGCGACCCCGAGGCTGTAGCTCATCACGCCGACTGGCCTTGCAACGAAAACGACCTGTTTGCCCGCCACAGTTGGCTTGTGCGCCAAGCTGTACAACTGACCGAGCGCCTGCACGCCGACCCAGAGTGGTTCGACGCCAAGATTGCGGCCTGGTGGTGCTGGGGCGCAGCGAATTGGATTGGCTCAGGCTGGTGCGGCGGAGATGGCCCATGGATTCACGACGGTAAAAAAATTGTAAATTCTCGCCAACTCCCGCACCTAGGCAATGCTGGGAGGGGCATTAACCGCCAACTCCCGCACCTTGGAGATGCCGGGCAAGGCATTAACCGCCAACTCCCGCACCTTGGAGATGCCGGGCAAGGCGACCGCCGACAATTTATTTTTGATTGGTTTGGCCATCTTTATGATCGTCTGCGCAATGTACGAGTGACGTGCGGCGACTGGCAGCGAGTTTGCAAAGACAGTGTGACCACGAGGCACGGATTGACGGGCGTTTTTCTTGACCCGCCTTACACCAAAGGCGCGATGAACTACACCGCAGGCGGCGTGGGCACCGACTTGCCAATGCAAGTGCAAGATTGGTGTGCGGCAAACGGGAAAAATCCGCTTATGCGCATTGTTCTTTGTGGCCATGCTGGAGAACATGACGCGTTGTTGTCCAAAGGCTGGACAATTCGCACTTGGGCTGCTCGCAAAGGATACGCAACAACC